ACCACGTGGATTACCAACTGATGCTAATTTTGGAGATACTGGTATGATACCACGTGGATTACCAACTGATGCTAATTTTGGTCCTACTGGATTAGGCAGTGGACTAGAATCATTATCAGGATTTGGAGGTAACCCATTAGATGGATTGACTAGTAGTCTTGGGTCATTAGGTGATTTTGGTAGTGGTGGGGGTAATTTATTGAGTATACTAAGTAATGGTAATCCATTTGAAGGATTAGGTGGAAATATTCAATCTCAAATAATAGGGGTTGGTCTTGGATCAAATATTTTTGGTGGGGTTTTAGACGGGTTAGGGCTACCTTTAAGTGGTAGTGGTGATGGGAATGGTTTTGGTGGAATGATTGGAATTTTAACAAATGGATTAAATAATAATATTGATTTTAGTGATTTATTCAATGGTAGTAATACTTCAAATTTTTTAAGTGGTAATAATAATTCACTTTCTAATATTATGAGTAATTTATCGTCTATGATTAATGCAACTAGTGGATTGGGAAATTTAACTTCTGTAGGTTCTATATTAGGAAATAATTCATTATTAAAAGGTGGATTAGGTCAAATTAGTAAATTTGGTAGTAGTGGAGATTTAATAAATAAAATTACAAAAAATTTGGATGATAAAATTCAAACATTATCAAATAAAAATATAAGTTTTATTAAAAATCTTCAGAAGAATTTACCAGAAGTAATATCAAATACAAAAGATAATATTACTTTATTATCTAATGCTGCAAATTTAAGAGATGATGTTTTAAGTATAACAAAATCAGTAAGTGAATTTGCTAATAATTCAATTCTAAAAGATATTCCAACTTCAACTATTATAAATAGTTTGAATGGTGGAATAGAAGGGTTAAAAACTAAAATAAATAAAATATTAACTAATGAAGAAAAACCAACTCCAGAAAGTATTAAGACAGTATTAGGAGGGTCATTAGTAGCATTAAACTCATCTATTAATACTATGGATAAAACAGGAGATCAGGTATTAAATATATGTAATCAAATAAATAATATCAAAGGAATTGAACCTTTATTAGCTTTAAAATCAAGTTTAATTTCTTCTATTACATGTGGATCTTCATCAAATGAAATTAAAAAAACCATGGATGTATTAAAAAATGCATCTACAGTTATTGATTGTTTTAAAGATCAATTAATAACCAACAAAGAAGAAAAATTTGTTTATAATAAAATTTCAGAGACTATTAAGAAGAATTCAGATAGATTAATTGGGAAATCTTCTTTAATTGAAAATCAATCAAAACAATTATTATCTCAATCTGTTAAAATATTTGAAGATTGTACAGGAGATTAATAAAATGTGGCATAGAGATTTAAACCCTAAACAATTGGATGAAGTAATTGAATTAGAACATGATAGAGATGAATCAAAACATCATTTATCATCATTTTGTAAAAGATATAAATTTGATACAAAAGTAAATATGTTTCAAAAAACAATATCAGTACCTTCTTATGTAGAAGGTGAAAAAATACATATTGTTTTAGATAGTGAAAAACATAGATTGGATTATATTTCATGGCAATATTATTCAACTCCTGAATTATGGTGGACAATTGCAGAAGTTAATAATATTGATCCTTTTGAATTAACAGAAGGACAAGTATTAAGAATACTTCCACCAAACTATTTAATGTTAAACTATCTAAGATATTCTTCTTAAAGGATGATTGAATATGCCTCAATCAAGTGATGTAGTATTTGAAAAATTTCAAACCTTTATAGATTTTTCGTGGTATAAACCAAAAAGTGGAGATGAAACAAAAGTTGTTGAATTTAGATATACACTAACACAATATTCTCCAACTGTTTATGCTAATATTTCATGTTTTATTCATGAAAGTTATTTAGATAAATTTTCTAATATTGAGAATATGCCAATTGAAAATAGAATGGTAGAAGTAAGTTGTTTACCTAGATTGTTTCGTAATGGTGATAATAAATCCATGTTTGCTGGACCTTGGAAATTTATCGTTTATGATTATAAAATATCACCAAGACAAGTACATTTAAATACTATTTATGGACAAAACCCAAATTCAGAATCAATTAAAGGTGGTAATCATTATTTAGTTGAACTTGTTTGTATGGATAAAGTATTTTATAAAATGTCCATTGATGAAAAATTTAAATCGTGGTCTGGAAAAATATCAGATAATGTTGCAGGTTTAATATCTAGAAATGGTGGGAAACCTAATGTAACTCAAACAATTGGTAAATATGATTGGAACCAAACTAGAGAAACAGATTATATATTTATTCGTAGGATGATACCTTATGCTAAAGATGCAAAAGGTAACACTTGTTTTATTTTTTATTGTTATAATAATGAAGGATTTTTTAAACAAATAGATGAAGCGAAAAAGAATCCAACAAAAATATTTGTTGGTTTTAATACTTTGTCTAAAGTTCATGATAGTAAAAAATCACAAACTATAAAAAATTTAATTGAGAAATTTGGAAGTTTAGATAATTTAATGGTGGTAGGGCCTGGATTTAGAGATTTTGAAAAAAAGAAACCTAAGAAAATGAATATTCAATCTTATCAAATAGATAAAAATCCAGGCAAAATGCATGATACAAAATCAAAAAAGATAATTCAAATACCAATTGAAATAAATGAAATGATGGAAACATTTGCTACATCTATTAGAAAAACAATTCATAGATTTTCTAGAATGTTACAAATGGATATTTATTTAGATACAGAAATAACACCATCAAGTGTTATTGAAATTGTTAATTATGATAAAGAATATGATCAAGAAAAAATATTAGATGGATTATATTATGTGGTAGAAGTATGTCATAGAATTGGATTAGATGCAATGCAACCATTTATGCCAATGACAAGATTAACATTATCTACTGATGTTGATTTTAAGGGAATGAAATCCCCGGAAGGTCAACCATTAGATAAAGATACTGATATGCAATCATCTAAACCTAAACAACCAGATACACCAAAAAGTAATACTAATCTTCCTGTAGTACCACAATCAAGTTCATCACCAACACCTAATACAGATACTAATACTGATAATGATAATTCAAAAAAAGAAAGTCTAATTAAAAAAGCTGAAGAAGAAAGAAATAGAGAATTTATGAATAAATTTTTTAAAATGGATCAACCATTTGTAAATAATAATAATTTTAGTTTTGATATGTTGGGAAGTGAATTAAAAAATATTACTGGTGGTGATACTTCGTTTACAGGTTTAATATCTTCTTCTGATAAAATACCTTCTATTAATGATTTATTCAAACCTTGTTTACATGGATTTGAAACTAATTCAGATGGTATTATTTCAAAAATATGGCGTGCTGATACAACAGTTCCAGGCTTTTTTGATCTTCAATCAAATAAATTTTTTGATTATCAAAATAATGAACAATTATTAGATGGATTAAATTTACCTGATTGGATTAGTCCAGATAATAGAGACCTTGAAACTGCATCACTTAAACAAAAAAATAGAATGTTTGAAATGTTTAAAAAGAGAAAATATAAATCACCTCCTGATCCTATATGTTAAAAATTAGAGGGATGCATTAAAGATGAATTATAAAAATTATGTTAATGAACCTTTTTATAAAGATGATGTTTTAATAGGAAGGTTTACTGGTAATGTTTATGAGAATGGTGTAAAAGATGGTGTAGTATTTGTACCAACTGAAATAAATGGTGAATGGTATGAACATTATATAATAATGTTCTTTCATGATAATTTTGATCAACCTTTTTATATTAAAAATAAAACTTGTTATTTACAATCTGATAATTCAGTTGTTGATTTTATTCCACCTGAATTTATAGTAGATACAATTTAATTAAAGGCAGGTGAATATTTATTGCCTAATTTCTTTGGAGTATATGTAGGTAAAGTGGAAGATAATATGGACCCACTTAAATTAGGAAGATTAAAAGTACGTGTACCATCTATTTATGGTGAAAAATCAGAAATACCTACTTCTAAAATACCATGGGCTGATCCTAATTTTCCTTATGGTGGTTCTGATGATGTAGGATTTTTCTTTGTACCAGAAAAAGATGCTACAGTAAATGTTTTGTTTATTGGTGGAGATTCTAATAAACCTGTATGGATAGGATGTAACTATTCTCAATTTGAGACTAAAGGTACACCAATGCCACCAAAAGAAATAATAAATAAATATCCTAAAAGAAAAGTAATTAAAACAAAAGCTGGTTATATATGTTTTGATGATGAAGAAAAAAGTATTACTATTAAATCAGGTGCTAATAGTTCCTATTTTAATATATCAAATAGAGAAATCAATTTAGTACATGCTGGGGGTCCGTTGATTTCTTTAAAAGGTCCAACAGCAACATTTTCATCACCTGGACCAATAAATATAAAAGACCCTATTCAAGCAGCTCAAAAAGAAGTTATAGCTAATTTATGTAGTGCTGCTGGAATATCGGATATATCTGATCCATTTAAATCTTTTACTTGAGGCCCACCAAAGGCAGTCCCTAGTTGTCTTACCGAAAAAGTTGCACCAATAAAATTTTCTGGTGGTTGAGGGGGTGCCCCAGGGCAAGTTTTGCCCTGTAAAGGTGGTGGGTGATCAGGTGGTGGCTCATCCTGTGGATGGGGTTATGATAATCCACCAGAAATACCAAAAGGTATTTCTGATAATGTGGAAGATGTTGTAAAAAAGATGGTTGAAGCTGGTGTTTGTCCAAAAGGAATGGAACAAGTAGTTAAAAAAGCATTAAATGGAAAAAAAGAAATTCCTTCTGAATTTGGAACTATGTTTAATGATATTTTAAATAATGCAAATAAAGCTGAAGGTGGTTTATCAATACCGGGGTTTGAAGGAAATTTTCTTGATGAATTTAAAGTTCCCCAAGTAATGGATATGAGTATTAATAGTGTTGATGGTGACAGTGGTAGTACATCTACACCTTTAACAATTTCTGATAAATATGGTAGATTAATTAAAAGAGCTCTAAATGAAACTATAGATTATAAAAATCAAGGTGTTTTTGAAAAAGAAACATTAGAAAACGAAGATTCTATTCTTGATTTAACTCAAGAATATTGCAATGATGTTATTAAATATATAAGAGAACACCCTGTTATTCTTACAGAAGAAGAAAAATCATCTTTAAGATCACTTGTTAATAAAACTAATGTATATGAAAATGGAGATCCTAATACTGGAATTGATTCTAATGGAATGGGTACTGGTGAACTTCAATATAATGATGATATGTATAAGAAGTATAGACAAGAAATGGCTATGTCATCTAATGAAATATTACCATCTGAAAATCCAGAAGACCCAGAGAATCCAGAAAACCCTACTAATCCTCCTTCAACTGGAATGTCACTTCGTGATATGATAGTGGTAGCATTAATATTTGGGAGAAATTAATTTGATACCTAAATTTAATTGTCAAAGGAGATTTGAAAATTATGGGTTATCCATATAATTTTATGTGGCCAATTGATCAGCAATCAGCAGGATCAATTGGCCCTGTTAATGGTATAGTTCCTCCTGATAATCTGAATTATGCTAGTATACATGATACTATTTCTATTGGTGAAGTTATTAGACAATCAATAAAAAGAATTTTAATGACAACTCCAGGCGAAAGGGTAATGCAACCTGAATTTGGATGTAAATTAAAAAGTTTAGTTTTTGAACCTAATGATACGGTATTAGTAGGAGATATACATTATATTTGTAAAGAGGCTCTTAAAAGATGGGAACCGAGAGTAACGGTTGATTTTATTGATGTTAAACAAAATATTGATCAACATGAAGTTGTTATAATGATTAAATACACAAATAAAATTGATAATAGTAAAGATATTGTCAGTTTAATGATTAGATGAGTGGTGAGACAACAATGGTTGTACCTTTTTCAAATAAGGAAAATATTCAAGAATTTAAAGAATTAAATTTAATCCCATCTGATTTTGAAGAAATAGTAGAAGTATTATTATCACGTGTAAAAAGTAGAATACCTAATAAATGGCAAGATTTTTTAACTTCAAATTTTGGTATTGAGTTAATAGAAGCATTTGCTTATGAATCAGCCCAACTTATTTATTTAATAAATAAAAATGTAAATGAATCATATATAACCACTGCTAGAACTAAATATGGAATTCATAATTTGGCTAAGAATATTGGATATATACCTAGACCACCTTCTCCTTCTAAGACAGTCGGATTAATTACAGTACCTTTTGATAAATTGAATAGATATAATATAATAATTCCAAAATATACAAAATGTACTACTCAAGATAATAAACCTTTTTATATTAATAATGATTATATTTTACCACCTGGTCAATCACAAATAGAAGTTGATTTAATCGGTGGTTATATGTTAACAGATAAATATATAGCAAATGGAATTGTTATGTATCCATACGGTACAAATTATTATCCTGTTTCATTTGTAGAATCAGTAAAAGTAAATGGGGTTGAATGGAAATATGCAGAATATTTGGATATGATTGGTTCTGAACCATTGTATACTATAGAATATGATAAAGATTTTAGAGCTAAAATTATTTTTGGTGATGGTATTTATGGATTAAATCCTTTAAAAGATTCAGAAATAGAAATAAATTATAATGTTAGTCTTGGATTAAATTCAAATACTTCGGCATATTCTATTAATGAATTTATTGATGATATTTATGATTCAGAAGGTAAAAAAATTAATTTGGTTATAACTAATCCAAATGCTGCTATTGGTGGAGATAATGAAGAATCTATTAATGAGATTAGAAGGAATGCTCCAAGTATTTTTAGAACTCAATGGAGAGATGTAACAAAACAAGATTTTATAGATACATTAAAAGCTGAACCCGGAGTTGAAAAGGTTACAGTTCTTGATAGATATGATCTTGATGAAATTGGTATTTATGGTGTTAAGATAGGTATAATACCCGTTGGTGGTGGATATATCGAAGATACTTTTAAAAATTATATTCTTAATAAATTGGAAAATAAAAGATTATTAACCACTGATATTCAATTTATTAAACCAGAATATATGCCTATTGATTTAGATGTTACTATTAGTAAATCTATTAATTCTAATGCAAAAGTTATACAGAATAATTTACGAACTGAATTATTTAATTATTTATCTTGGAAAAATAGAACTTTCGGAAATGATATAACAGCCATTGATTTATATAGAATAATTGGTAATGTTGAAGGTATTACATTTGCTGATAATTTAAGAATTAAACCACAAAAATATATTTATGTTCCAGAACGTATATCAGTAGATGCAATGCAAAATAAAAAAATAGTAAAAATAATTGATACCATTAATGTATTAACAAAAGATATGAATATAAATTTCTTAGATGAAAATGGAAATTTTTTAAGTAGTAATATAATTAAAAAAATTCAAGGATCAGTAATTACTTTGGCAAATGATTTAACACATGATCTTGAATATGGGAGTTTAGTATATCCAGTTCTTAAATTAG